TCGCCGCTGTCGATCGTCTTGGAGGTGGTGAGGTTGGCGTAGGCGAGCATGTTGCCCGACGTCGACGCGTCGAAGATCGCCGCAGCCACCACCGTGCCCCAGTTGGCCGTCGCGGTCGGAAACTCCACCGCCACGCTGTTGCTGGCCTCGGTCGGCGCCGTGCCGGAGACGGTGAAGGTCACCGCTTGGCGCGCGTAGGAGCCGCCCGACACCTCGGTGCCCCCGCCACCCTCACCGGGCGCCACCGTGTAGAGCGCGATGAACCAGGAGGTGGGACGAGTGGCGCTGCCGTTGGTCAGCAGCCACGTCAGAACAAGGTTTTCGCCGTAATTGGAAAGCCCGGACATTAGTAGAACCTCCTGGTGCGAGCCACCAGCGGGGAGCCGCTGGTCAGTGACTTCTGAGCCTCATCATTCAACGCCTGCACACGCTGGCCGTAGAAGGAACCAAACACAGCAATGCGCTGGTCGTCCACCAGAAACGGCGCCGCGTGCGTCAGCGCGCCGTAGAGGTAGACGTCGGGCGCCTTCGACAGCAGCCAGTTGGTCGTGTTGGCGTTGGAGAGGGCCGGGATCTTGCCGTAGTAAATCATCTCCAGCTCGACGTCGTCGGTCGGCGGCGGGACAAGCTCGATCGCGCCGTTCATGAGGGAGTAGGCGACGACCCTGTCGTACCTCTGCTCCTTCACGATGATGTCCGCTTCGTCGAGCGTGACAAACCGCAGCGGGCTGGTCCCGTCCACGATCTGCAGGTTGACCGCCTCGAGCCAATCGCCCGGCAGTTGCACGAACTCGGCATCACTAAGCGCCTCGGCCCGGATGATCTGCTCCCGGCAGCGCAGGCGCGTGTTCAGATCCGCTTCGACGAACTGAATAAAAAGCGGTATCTGGGCGACCAGATCCTGGCGGTTCAGATAGTCCGCGATGGCGCTCTGCAGCGTGGCGTAGTTCGTGATCATCAGCTTTTCATCCAGCTCGTCAAAAAGGGACGGGCCTCGTCGCTGGACAGCCACTTACGCATGGCGGGCCGATCGTCGAGGATGCCCCTCTGCTTCAGATCCAGGTAGACCATCATGGGCAGGCTTGCGACCTTGACCATGTCGCCGCTCTTCTGCGTGCGAGAGCTCTCGTTCCTCTCCGCCTGGGCGCGCTCGGCAATCGAGTCGATGTTGCACGTCGTCTCGAAGACCAGCTTCTGATCGCTGGTCACATGAAAGTTCTGACGGGTACCCGTCAGGCTGTCGTAGGACAGCAAAAACGAAGCCGGGGCGTATTCGTCAGCCATGTGCATTCCCTAGGAAGGCGGGAGGCGCCCGAAGGCGCCTCCCTCTTTACTCACGAAGGGATCAGATTGGCGATCACGGCATGCGCGCGCTGCGAGCGGACACGCAGGCCATATTCGACGACCATCTCCTTCTTGTCGCTGTCGCCCGTCTTCGCGATATCGAAGGTGCGGAACGGACGCAGGTAGGACACGGAGGCGTATTCCGGGTCCAGCACGAAGGCGAAGTTGCCCGGCTGGAAGCGGTTCGGGACGATGGCCACCTCACCGAAGTCGGAGAGGTACACGTCCGCCGTCGCCACGATCGCGACCGGCTTCACCTGGTTGTAGGTGACGCGGTTCGGCGCGATGCCGACGAAGCTGGACGCAACCGTCTTGTTGTAGGCGTTCACCATGAACACCTTCGGGTCGCCACCCTCGGTCCAGACCTGCTGGATGGCCGTCTTGAGCATGCCTTCCGTCAGGGCGACGTCGGTCGAGGTCGAGAGGCCGGTCCAAGCGGTGGACGGGTAGCCGTTACCATTCGCGCCAGACATGGCGGACACGGTCGCCGCATTGGCCTGGAAGTTGTACAGCAGCCAGGTCGGCAGGCCGGCGGTCTTACGCGCAGTGGAGTTGTTACCGGCCACACCAGCCTGGTTGCTGGTGAGGATGGCCTCCATGTCGCGCTTCAGTTCCTTCGCCTTCTTGGCCGTCTCGTAGGCCATCAGCGTGCGCATGCCGGCGGTGTTCACCGCGTCGGCAGTGCCGGAAACCGAGATCACCTTGCGCGAGATCTGCGTGTAGTTGGCCACGCGGACAGTCGCCGTGAAGTCGGCGTCGCCAGCGTCGGCGCCTTCGATCACCGCGTTCGCGGTGTCAGCGCCGGCCAGCTGGTCGGTCTGCCACTCGAAATAGGTGTTGTCGGCGGAGTCGCGCCCGATGTTCGACATGAACGGGGTGTCGACGGGCGAGATGTCGTAGATGATGTTCGACAGGTCTTCGCGGATCGCGTTGACGTTGTCGTAGGTCGTTGCCTTGCTAACGGAGGGCATGGGTTATTTCCTCTGATCGAGTAGACCGAAAAGCCTCGCGGCGTCATCCGCGCGGCCCGTTGCTTTGAGACGCTGTCTCATTCGCTGAACGTCGGTCGCCTGCTTCGGAGAAGCGGCATTCGATCCGGCCCGCATCGGCTTCGGTCCCTGCGCCTGCGTAGGCTTGGGCCGGTTGGCGATGAGGGCGTCGTATCGACGCGCCTTTTCAAGCACCAGGACCGCTCGCGGGTCATACGCCTGCGCCAGTTCTTCGTCCGAGTAGCCGACCGTGCGGCCATACTCACGAAGGTTGCTGCGCGCCGCGTCCCACTTCGCTGCGTCCTTCCACTCCGGCATCTTCTCAAGGAGGAACTGCCGTCCCTGCTCGACCTGCTGCCGCAGTGCTACTTGCTCCTGCTGAGATGCAATTGAGGCCAGACGTTCCTGCTCGGATCTCGTCGCGGCCAGACGCTCCTTGTAGTCGCGCCACTGCTTCTCAACGATCGGGAAATTGAGCGGGTCTTCCCGGTGCAGCTTTTCCCAGTCTGGCTCTTGCGGCTGCATCTGCTCCAGCTGCTGCCTCAGAGCCCCCAGGAGTTGGCCGTACTGCGCCCTCTCCACTTCCACCTGCTGGCGATCCGCTTGGAATGCAACGGCTTCATCACGAAGCTTTTGCATCTTCCGCGAATAATCGGACTGCCTCTGGTAGCCATCCAGCGCCTCTTTCAGCGTGACCTGCTGGGTCTTGCCGTCAATCTTGACGGTGACCAGAGTGTCAGGCTTCAGACCGCCATCGGCCTCCCCTTCAGTGTCCTCGACGTCCCCAGATCCCTCGCCTTCGGACGACGCGGATTGATCCGCTGCCTCGTCGCCTTCGGGCACAGTCTCGTCGTCTAGGTCCGCCGACGCCTCAGTCTCCTCGACTGCGGCAGAAGCCTTCTTCGGCGTCCCAACTGTGGGTTCGGGGTCATTCCCTCCCAGCAGGCTAGAAATCCGACCAGCGGCCTCTGTCAAACCGATTTCGCTTGGCTGCGACTGCTCGGCCATAAAGTATCTACTCCTTGCGTGACGCCATCTTCAAGCGTCGATTGAACTGCGACACGGTTGGCTCCAAGGCCAAGGCCTCCAGCTCCTGTCTGAACGCAGTTACGGCGCGCACCATGTGGTACGCGGCGTCTCGTTTGGCCCCGTCGGTCGGGTCCGAAAGCATCCACTCGGCTACACACCGAGCCTCCATGCGCTTCAGCACCTCCTGCGCGGAGCCGTCGCGGTGCAGCGCCTGGGCGGCGCGCCAGAGTTCTTCCTGCTCGTAGGTCGCCATCACATGGCCCCCGGCGGCATGAGCGGTGCGGGTGCCTGCACCGGCATCTGCGGAGGCAGCGGGCCCTGGGCAGTGCGGAACATACCCTGGATCTCAGTCCGCTGACGGTCGACCTCGGCCTTGATGAGCGCCATGTCGATCTGGGCCCCGTAGCGGGCCTGGATCTCGGCCGCCTTCATCATGGCGTCGATGTAGAGCTTGTCGCGCTCAAGGTCGGCCTGGGCAGCGGCCTTCTGGCGCTCCAGCTCCTGCTTCGCCGCGTTGATGAGGATGTCAGCCTTGACCTTGTCCGCCTCGATCTGGGCCAGCAGCTGGGCTGGGTCAGGCTTGTTGGCCCCCTGCGCCATTTGCTGCATGAAGGCCTGGACCTCCTGCGGGTTGATCTCCTTCCAGAACTGGCTCGGATCTTGGAAGCCAGCCAACTGCGTAACCTGGGCGAGCGCATCCCGAAGCTGAGTGAGGTCAACCAGCGGGTTGTAGGGCCCGTAGGTCTGGATGACCTCCTTCTGCTGCTGGATGATCTGCATCAGAAAGGCCATGCGCTGCTCGTCGGAGCCGCGGCCCAGCGCGATGTTGACGACCATATCCATCGAGGCATCCCAGCCTCGCGGGTCGATCGGCACGAACTTGTTGCGCAGTCTGATGATCTTCGCCTTGTCCTGGTGCTGGACAACCAGCCCCAGAAGACCCTGGAAGCACCGCTTCAGCCCGTCCGCAAACAGGCGCGCGATCATCTCGATGCGCTCCTGGGAGGACGACAGCTGGGCCTGCACCGCGGAGCGGGTGGTGGACTGCAGGACGTCAGCGTCGAGGCCCTGGGAGGCCCGCGAGATGCCCGTACGCTGCGTCTTCACCTCGTCCAGGTAGGCCATCACGCCCAGCGCCTGCTGGCCCACGAACGGCATCGTGAGGGGCTGCACGGCGCCTGGCGCGCGGGCACGGATCACGGCCCCCGTCTCGACGTTCATCACGTCGGGCATATGCACCTGGTTCTCGACCACCACCGTGCGCGGGTGGATGGACTGCGCCAGGCTGTCGAGCGTGTTGCGCATGATCGACGACTTAATCAGCTGCAGGTCCATCGTCTGGTCTGCGATGGACTGGCCGAAGATCGTGTGCGGCGTGGGGTCAGGCGCGAGCAGCGAGAAGGGTGCCTTCTGCACCACTTCGCTGTGCAGGATGTAGGCGCCGTTGCCGACGGTGCACACCTTGTGAAGCTCGGCAATGCCGTCGCCGTCGCGGTCAGCACGGATGTAGCTTTCGACATAGAAGACCTTGTCGGTCGTCTCGTCGGTGGTCTGCGTGATGCCAAAGAAGCTCTGGTCAGCCGGATTGCGGACCAGAACCTCGTTGTTCATGTCGAACCCGCCGGTCCCGGCGTTCTGCTCGATGATGTCGCGCGGGTAGCCCATAGCGACGAGTTCGGAGATCGTCGCCAGCTTGCGGCGGCCGACATAGATCGCTTCGTCGATGCTGGCCGCCTCATTGTCGATGAGGAACTGCTCCGGCGGGATGCACTCGACGACGTAGCGCGGATTGCGCTTCACGCGGCGGATCCGCAGGTCCGTCTTGGCCATGCCGGTCGTCATGTCGACGACTTCCGTCAGGCTCTCTACCGTCACGTCGGGGTCCGACGTCAGCAGGGCAATCTCTTCCGGCAGCAGGCCGGAGTAGGCGTAGCTCTCGACCTCTTCGTAGTCGACCTTGTACCAGGTCAGCACACCCGTCTTAAGAACAAGGGCATCCTTCATCGCATCGTGCAGGATGCGAAAGCCGGGGTTCTCCTGCATGAAAACGTAGTTGATGAGGTCGGTGGCCTGCTCCGCGGCCTGCACGTCTTCCGCGCCCTTCGGCACGAACTCGATGACCTTGTCGCCGCCCGTGAAGATCCGCAGCAGGGACGGCAGCATGGCGAGGATGGTGTCGCGCACCTCGGTCATGATGACCTGGCTGCGGCCGTCTTCCTCGTTGCCAAACAGTTCGCCCAGGAAGTAGGCCATGGCCTGCTCGCGCTGGGGCGCGAGGTAGCTGTCGATGTAGGTCTGCGAGTCCGTGATCGCCTGGAAGACGATGTAGCGGAACTCCTCGTCGTCCATGGGCTCGTTCTGCGGCAGCATGTAGCCCGTCTCGTCGTTGTAGACGTCGCTGCGCGCGGGGATGTTCACCACGTCGGGGTCGTACCGCCCAGGGGTAATGCCTTGAGCCATGGTTTAGACCTTCTTCCTTACACGCCACCACTGCCAGCCCGCCTCGGAGCCGACTTCGTGGCTTGGGAAAAACTCACTCACAGCCCGCTTTACACCGTCCATGGGCAAGTCATCACCACCTATCACGCCGCCGGGCTTCAATTTGGGCCACCAGGCCTCCAGATCGGCCTTCACCTCGTCGTACTCGTGGCCGGCGTCGACCCAGATGAAGTCAACACTTTCCGCCGGGAACAATCCAGCGGCTTCTGCGGTGGCCATCCGCACGACATTGGTCTTCGGGTAGCCCGCGCGGGCGATATTCGCCAGGAACACCTCGTAGACCCGCTCAAGCTCGGGGTCCGCCTGGTGCTCGGACTCGTTCGACCCGCCCCAGTGGTCAACGAAAAAAATCGACGGATTTTTTCCGCTTTGAAGCGCCTCGACTAGTAGGAAGCAGGCTGATCGGCCCTTCCACGAACCAAGCTCAACGAGGACAGACGCGTCGGAGGCCTCACGCACAGCGTCTCTGTATGGGACAGAGAAGTTGAACCAGCCCTGGATCTCGTCGAAATAGTGCTTCAACGCTTCTTCGCCTTACCAGCCTCACTCAGAGCGATGGCAATCGCCTGGTCCCGGCTCTTCACCACCGGCCCCTTCTTGGAGCCGGAGCGCAGCGTCCCGGCCTTGTACTCGCCCATCACGACGCCCGTTTTCTTCGGAGCCTTCGACATCTTCTTCACGCTGCGCTCTCCATGATCTTGGACGCGGCTTCCTCCACGTCGGTTGGAATATCCGCCCGACAGGCCTCGGCATGCTCATGCGTGAACTCCATCGCGCCGATGTGCTTCACGTCCTTCGACAGATCGTGGTCCACCAGCACCTTGAAGCCGTGCGCCTGGGCCAGCTTGCAGAAGTAGATGTCCTCTCCGACGTACATCCCGCCGCTCGGCAGGTACGACACGTTGAACCAGGGCTGCGGCAGCTTCTTGAAGACCTCCGTCTTCACCAGCATCGCCCCCATGCCGATCGCGTCCACCTCCTCAAGGCCCATGCGATCGTGCGAGTAGATGCACTTCAGCGTAGCGAAGTCGCTGAAGGCCACCGTCTTCACCGGCAGGCGGCGCGTGGGGTAGTTGCAGGCCACGATATCCACGTCCCGCTTGATCAGCTTTTCCAGCAGATAGGACGGGAACCGCATGTCGCTGTCGAGGAAAAGCGCGTAATCCGCTCCCGCCGTCAGCGCCATGTGCGCCAGCTTGGCCCGCTGATCCGCGATCAGCGTACCATTGACGATGTGAACGTCGAACCGCGTGCCGGGCGGTGCGTTGCCGTACCAGCGCGCCGACAGCATCGCCAGATCGTGCGCGAAGCCGGTCGCGACCTCGTCGCGGGCCGGTACGCAGATCGAGACGTTCATTCTTCCTCCTCGGCGCTCATGTCCTCGTACGAGCCTTCCTCATCCTCGCCGTACTCGGACTCATCTTCGTCTTCTTCCTCGTCGTCACCCTCATCCTTGATGGGGCCGCCGACGATCCACGCAGAGCAGGTTCGGCCTGCTGCACACTTGAAGTCGAAGATCTCGCAGAAGCCCAGATCGCCGGCTTCGACGACCTCCATCGCGTCTTCGCCCGCGTCCTCCGACATCCCGTTCTCGATGCACTCCAGCATCTTGGAGGTCTGGTTGAAGGCGCTGCAGTTCCCGCAGCGCATGGTCTTGGCTTCTTCGGTTGGCACGTCCCAGCGCGCAGCCATGCGCTGCCAATACTGCTCGTTCGGCTCGGCAGGGTTCATCGGACCATAGTCCGCCTTGTCGATCGCGCGACCGCGGTTGCGCAGGTTCAGCGTCAGGTCGCCCGTCGCGGCCGGACACGCTTCGCCGTCTTCGTACTCGTCCATCGTGTCGCTCATGGCCGCGGCCTCCTTCGCTCAGTCAACATCGCCCAGGAGGCCCGCAGGCCGCCGCTGCTGCTGGTGGTCCAAGAAAACATCCTCGGGGCGCAAGCCCGCCTGCATCGCAGACCACAGCACCTGCCTGTACTTCCCGTCGTACAGCGGACCCGGCTGGTTCAAGGCCTGCATCGCAGACGCATACGCACTCGGCCTGTCCGCCCACTTCGGCGTGCTCGAGCCGGGGTATCTGTCGTTCCAGCTGGTGACCAACGACCACCCTTTGTCCGAAGCATCGCCAGAGGGGTCCGTCACCCTGATCGCGCCGGCATCAATCAGGCGCTTCACGTTCAGCGGGCGATAGGCCATCGTCTGGCCCAGATCGCTGAACGCGCTGTCGGGGAGCCCAGAGGGCAGATACCGACGCCAGAGATCGCCCAGCCCCTCCGACATCACTTCGCCTTTCGCGCCGCTCGAATATTGTCGACGGCGTTCGGGTAAGGACGCCCGGCCTTCTCGGCCATCCGCTTCGCCGC